CGTTTGCGATTTCTTGTATCTTTGTATCTTCTGGATGGTAAGCACCATACTTAACATAAGTTTCATATGCATGCTTTTCTATCTTCATGTTGATGTCATAAGCGTTAATAGGATCAACAAGATAGTAGCCAACCATGACCCAAAAATAAAATAGAACAAGATGCTTGGCAAAGAACCTATCGATCCAATGAGTGTCCCCTCCTCTTCTTTCCATCTCTTCCAAATGTTCCGTTTCATTTAATGCTTGATAGAAATGTTCTTTCATCAAGTATATATGATCTTCACCTCGAAGTCCAAGGGATTCTCGAAAATGTAACACACTGATAAATGAGAAGTAAGGTGCTCTTGCAATGACTTCTAATACCCAGAATCTTTGAAAGTCTCTACCTCTGTAAAGAAAATCAATGATATAAATTGTGGTGTCTAGCACCCAAGTGTTAAATTGCTTCATATAAGTATGGGGTGTGCCCAAGCATAGTTTGGATAGAACCATAGTGCGGTTCCAATAGTCGTAAAAATTACTAACGTTGCTCTTATAGGTATGTTTTTCATTTGATCTCCTCAATTTTTTCCAAAGAAAAAGGATGCTCGTGTAAATACGGAACATCCTCCCTTGCGTGTCTTACTGCTTCAAAAGCGTCGGCGGCATATTCGCCTATTTCGTGATACTCATTTAGTTGGTCGTGCCAACCAAGTGTGTAATGGGACATGATAGTTTCAACTCCAGTACATTATTATTTAGTATAGCAACTAGGTATAATTACGCATTCATATGTGGACTCCCACACCTATCAGACTCTTTTTCTTTTTATCTTAACAATTGAAATACCTGCTATCAAACCCACAACTAAACCTAGAGATGCTACTGCAACTGTCGTGCTGAATACTAATTCAACTGGAATAAAAGGTTGTGCTTCCCAAGTGCCTGGCAATGTATATACTGATGGATTTGATGCAAAAATCATTTTTCTTTTCTTTTCTCTATGTATATTCTAGCAGAAAATTTTAGAATTGCAACTTAACAATTCTTATTTAAGTCCTCTGCCATACCACCACCTATTTCTGCACCTTGATTACCACTAAACATTGTTACCCAACCAGCAGCAACCCAACCAATAATGGGAATATTAGCGACGCTAGGAGCAACACTGGCACCAACACTTGAACCAACGAGCCTTCCTGTTTGCTCTGCTCCTCCGATTGCTTTGATGCAGGCTTCTGATTTTTTGTCTCCTTCTGTAACTGTGATTGGTTTATTGTGTACTGCACCGTCCATTGTGTACTGTTCCACGACTTTAACTTTGTTATTAGCCAACCCAAGAAACCCACCTTTAGTATTACTATCCCTTTCCACACGCATTACTTTTGGATCGTTTGCTTTGTAACTAATTCTATATCCATCTCTTCCAACTTCTGCTTCGTATGATGTATAAGGACCAACTGGTAGGTTGATGCTTGGCAATTTACTTTGACGATTTGATAAAGAACCTATCATACCAATGTGAGATAATCCGATAAGTCCACCCAATCCCAAGGCGAACCATCTACCCCATTTCACTTCTTTCTTTTCCATTATCCTTTCTTGGGAGCGTTACCAGGTGATATAACCATTGGTGCTTGCTCTAATCTTATTGTTTGTGCAGGTGCTGCTTGAGTTGCTTTCTCTATAAGCATCTCCATATCTTTCTTCGATATATTTGCTCCCCCGCCACCAGATGCCTTGTTTTTATTTTTTCCTGCCTCGACACCGAAAGTAGCTAGGACCCCCGTAAAGACCGAAGCTATGAAAGTTGGATCGATCTTGTCCTGCTCGGTCATACCAGGAAAAGTAACGTAATTTAATGTTAGTATTCCACCTGCCCAGATTAAAATCCCAAGTCTTACAAAAGTACTCAGGATTGCCATCTGCTCTTCTTTGTCCTCAGATAATTCTTTAAGTTTACCTATAGGACCTTTAGATTTTACTTCTTCTTTTTTAACTGCTTCAGCCATGGGATCGGTATGTCTATATTATATATAGACGCTTAATCCTTAAAAACCCAATGGAATAGGTGGTGCAGGAGCATCGGGTGCTGCTGTTGAAGGTGATGGTAAACCTAGACCACCTCCACCTAAACCACCAAGGTCTCCAAGACCACCTAGTTTATCGGTAACTGCCTCCATTACCTTACCCTTGACGTTCTCGATAATCGCATCCTTGCGTATGAATACGTAACCGCCAAGACCAATAACGGTGAGAGATACAACACCACTTGCAATAGCGATTCCATTTACTATTTTCTGTAACATGATTTTAATGTATGTGTCCTATTTAGTCTTCCATCATAGTGCTCATCATGATCACTGTGAGAGTTGTTAATATTGCTGTTCCTGATAATATCATTAAAAACATTTGCAAAGTTTGATATAGATTCATCCTACCTCTTGTAATTTCTGTAACTGTGTTGATGCTTGTATTGGTGCTACGTCATTCAATCCATTAGCATCGAACCAAGGAGCTGTCTCCCAGTCGAATCCTTCTCCGAATGTATTGTCTGCGTTTGCTACGTACCAATGACATGCTGCATCTGGAATATCTACTGCACATACTGCCCAATCGTCTGTCCACTGAGGAACTTGAACCCATACTACAGGTTCTGATTCAAATGCATATGCTGTGGAGTGAACTCCAGCTAATATCATAAAGACTGCTAACCAACCAAATACTCTTGGAATGTATTTAACTGATGGTGGATGCTTATATGCCTCCATTACGTCGTGATAATTCATTAGACTAAACCTGCCATACCTGCTGCTGTTCCGATGACAACAAAAAATCCAAACTCAATTAATGAGTAGTATGGATTATACATTAATTGTTTCATGCGAATGCGATGTTACCTACACCTGTTACGAGGTATAGAGTGACGAATGTTGTGAATAAAATGTGATACATTATGCTCCTTGATAAACTGGGGTCATTACACCACCTCCTTCATCGTCATCGTCATCATCAGAACTAAACAATAGTTCGATGAAAACTAGAATTCCTATGGGATAGAAACACCATAGGATTGCTAGAAAGGGTGATATCTCGTTAGTTGGGGACAACTCTGACATTTATACAAAGCCAGGGATAATTTGTCCTGTTGTTAGGTAAGCACCTAACCCTGCGATGATGCCGATCATGGCTAGTCTGCCATTAAGTTTCTCAGCAACTGCTTTTGATTCCTTATCTGTCATTAAAAAATACCGGGAATGATGTTTCCTGTTGTTGCGTATGCTCCTACTGCTGCAACGAAACCAAGCATTGCTGCCCAACCGTTAAATCTTTCTGCTTCTGGTGTCATGAGATTGTACCTTTTTTGAATTGTGAATTGTGAATTGAATTTCATTTTAAAATAAACCGGGTGCTATCCATCCGAATAGTCCATAGTTGATTGTGCCGATCACTAGACCGAGCATTGCGAGACGACCATTGATCTTCTCAGCATATCTCCAGTAAGGATGTTGATGATCCATTAGAATATACCGGGGATAATTTGACCTGTGGTTGCATATGCACCAAGTAGTGCGACAAAACCAATCATAGCCCAACGACCATTTACTTTCTCAGCGTTCTGAGGATATCCATCGTATGAGACAGAGTTATCAATGTAAGGGCGGGTTTCAGTTGGGAACGCATTTTGGCGACCACCGCTTTCTGTTGTAACAGTCATTAAACCTTATGTAAATTTATGTAACATAATTATATATAAAATATTAAATTTTGTCAAGTTTCTTAACATTTGGACTCCCTGACATAAAAAAGGAGGTCTTATGACCCCCATTAGATAAACTTATGTAACAATTATTAAAAAAGACCCCCGAAGGGGTCTTGGGTGTTCCGTTTTGCAGAGACCGCACGAAAGGTCTCAACGTTATTTAGAATGTGAACTTAACACCAGCCTTTGCAGACCAATCAACGTCATCACTAGCAGTTACACCAGAGATTTCTCCGTAGAACTTATCATATGAACCACCAAGGTATCCAATAAACTCAACATCACCGAACTCATCAGCAGTTTCTGTGTGAGTTACTGTTGGGCCACCTGATACATACCAACCAATACCACTTGGAGTTTCTCCTTCATAACCAACTACTGCTTCTAGACCACCAGATGAATATGCACCATCAGGATAAGAACCAGTTGCTTCCAAATTGACATATGGGCCTGCAAATGCAGCACCGGCGAAAAGGAATGGAGATGCAGCTAATGCTGCGATTGTAGACTTAGACATTTGTATTTTATTTTTCTCGCAGAGTATTCCCTGCGGATGATACTACCCCCGACAGGATAGTTTAGCATTCGCCACAGGGTTACGATCTTTCGAGTCCTTTGACATTAACTGTCACATGTGACAGTTGCATTTATTTAGTATATCAGAACCTCAAAATCGTGTCAATATGTGACAACCAATTATGTGGTTGTCACTGTTGCTGTGCAGAACTCTCAGTGACACGACCAAGATATGGATCATAATTCATGTAATCTGCAATATCAATATTCGCACCATTCTGTGTCCAGTAATTAACTTGTGCCTCATAGTTCTGTTTATGATATGCATCGACATGAACTGGATGTATGCTTGATCCTAATTCAAACTTATAAACAAGAAGAGGTATTGCGAAAGAATTACCAGAATTATAAATTAAATCATCTGCAACAGGACGTGGCTTCACACCCTGATCAAGTTTATACTTATCACCACGACAATGTAAACGAACTAACTTCTCTGCATGATAACGACTAATTACATAGCATGCTGTAGAAAAGTCATTAACAAATCTCTTATGTAATCTGACATGTATATCACCAGTGCATATAATAGCAAGTTGAACCACATCATAGTCATACGGGAAGTGT